AATCAAAAGACCACTACTAAGAATATTATTCTGAGTGTAATCTGCTCCTGGTGTTGGAGACCACGGTGATGATGGATAATTCCACCAATTTGTCCAATTTGCAATTGCATTTCTTGTTGGAACCTGATCATTCCTTCTAGGAATCAATAGTAATCTTACAACTGGATTATGTACATCTAAATCATATAACGTTCTTGATACTAAATTTGTAAAATTAAATTTAGATAGTTGATAGACTAGATAACGTAAGGGCGTTGATGCGAAAATCTGTTGTTCTGGTTGTGTAACAAATGCGTACGTACATTCCATTCTTGGCTTAAAAAACCACGTGTTCTGTGGAGGAGTGGTGTAATCTATATCAACAGTAAAGGCACTGAACTGACCACTTGCATCATAATAAGGTTGATATGTGGCTTGATTGCTTAAAATAGTCGCTTGGGATGACACTACACGATATCCTGGGCTCATCACATATCCAGATGGATCGAGAATGGTATATAATTGATTGATGGGTCGCATTGTAAGTTGTATTTCACATTCTTGGTATTGTAAACCTACAAGTGGAAGTGCTTGAGCGGGACTAGTCGTAAACCAAAGAGGAAGAGGTACATAGAGTGTTTGTCCAAAAATACTGGGACGATTGAATTGGGGGCCAGGTATATTTGCTTTAATAACTGAAGGATATCCTGTTCGTTGTTTACCACCTGCCCAGACACCTTTTGCAGGATTTGTTAATTCATGTACATCTCCAACAAGTTGTCTCCACTTGAATAATTTATCTGTATCGTAATCTGCATGAGCCTTGGCAATAATATAGTCACTATCGAATTCTTGAATTTTCTGTCCTCCAACGAAGAATGCTACATTACTGAGCATTTGTACACCAATATATCTCGACCATTGAAACTCGTACTGAAAAGGACGATTATTTGTCGGCGTCACGTATTTGCTGTAAATATCTGGAATATCACATGCAAATACAAGATCTGTAAGTAGATCACCAATTCGGGGAATTTTTAAACGGAGTTGAATAGGCTGGTCATAAAAAAGTTCATTCGGTCCATCAAGAGGTTGCTCCACCGTTTCAAAACTGAAATGACTGTATTTCTTAAAGACTTTGTAATAGTAAGTAAAATCGGGGTTATCGTTTAATAGCACATTTGCACTCCCATAGGAGACTAATGACAACAGTGCTCCACCTGGCATCCCTTCTAAGATAGGCTAAATCATAGAGTTTAGACCGACATTACCACGGTAAACGAAACTCTACATTAAAAAGGGAGAGAAAAGTTTATATATAATTTATCTTTTTATTTTTCTTATTATTTCAGATGCAGTAAGCATTTCTGAACTAGGAAAATCTTTTTGAATACTCATATTCATCTTATCTACATATTTTTTAAATTCATCAAACGATTTCATATTAACTATATCATTTGACCAAAAATGATTTCTAAATTCCTCAAATGGTGCTTTTTTTAATACCTCTTCAAAATCGTTTTTATATTTACATAAGAGGTTTAAATCTCTCACTAATTTATCTCTATAATATTGCTCATAATCTTTTCTTATAAGTATATAAACTACATGTGGTGTGAATGGTAAATTATCTTTTCCTTGAAGTCCAACAAAAATAATACTTTTATTTTTAGATAATAGTATGTTAATATCTTTTACTACACCTTTTTGAACTGTCTCAATCTTTTTATGTTTTTTCCAGTTATTTTCGTAAATATCATCTAAATCATAACCTTTTATTGGTAATTGTTCTAAAAGTGTAGTCTTTCCAGAACCGGAAGCACCTGTTATATATACTATCATTTCTATTATAAATGCTCATTTATAATCCGCACGGGTCTAAAAATATGCATAAAATGCCTATTTTTAGGTTCTTAACTTTACTACTAGACGGTACTAGACGGTACTTGGTCTTTACATCAACATATTTTGCCCAGACCACCAGTTATCTAGGAAGTAAGGAGGAGTATCCGTAGTATTAACCACCATCTGTGTATTAGGTCCCATATTCATTAAACTTTGAATCTCAGTATAGGATAGTGCATAATTAAAGTAATAATGGCGTGATAGTTGACAGGATGCAGTCCCCATTAAATTGAAATCATTATTTGCAGGAATGCTTGCATAATTAGTAGAAGTACAATTATTCTTACTACTTGAAAATGCTATCAATGGTTGATAATTCTGATAAATTGCGGCATTATTTAATTTTATCTTTGATGCTACATTTCCATTGATATATATTTCAACCGAATTATTTCTAGCAAGGATCACTAAGTGAAACCACTTACTAATAGGAATATTCTGCACATCTGTCCAATTATTCCATGTGGCCGTACTCGACTGATACACACGAAGAGTATTTGTCTCATTGTGCACAAATAAACCAGGACTCATTAAAGGAAATACAGAAGGATATCCCTTGTGGAAAATATGTCTCAGCCCAGAAGTAGAATCATTGAATCCATCAGATAGAAGTAATACAAAACATGAATAACTGTATTCTGCTCCTGTCTTCTCATTATCACTCAAGGGCAAATATATCGTATTTTTTGGAGGGGGGCTAATAATTGGATTTCCATTGTAAATAATAACACCATTTGTACTTAATACAGTTAGATCTTGTATTACAGTCTTAGTATTAATTGCATTATTATAAGATATATAAATTGCTTCTAAACTTAATAGAACAATGTATAAAATAGTCGAAACAACTAGAGAAAGCACTATTTGTGATAAGGGGCCTTTTGCTAATAGAAAATCAAGAGGCCCTCGGCCATTAACTGAATCTGCGTTCATCCTACCGTGAAGATAAAATTTATAATTGAGGCAATCGATTATCTGTCTAAATTACCGTGAAGTACTACAAGTTAAGGGTATATAAATGATATAATGCGCTTTGGCACCTTATATTATTTTTAGGTTCTTAACTTCAGTACTAGACGGCATACTAACTCGCGAAAAATGCTCATATTGCATGCTTACACGTTAATTTTAGGGTATGCAGTAGAACCGATCGCGTTTGGATTGAATAATGATTTGAGATAATCCAATGTGCTGTAAGATGGCCCTGGTCCATTCATATACACTTGCCATATTTGCTCGGGATTTAAGGCATAATTATATACTGAACTATTTCCTAGCCACCCTCCAAATCCACACATATCAGCAAAAGTATAGTTATATGTTGGAGATACCACGTATGTATTTGGCAAAATACAACTACGCCCCAATTTACCATCAAGATATACATCAAGAGTTTTTCCGTTTAATACAACAGAAATACAGACCCATTTTTGCATATCAACTTGCGCTACATCACACGGGGTAGATACATCCAATAGTCCATCGGGGACAGTTATGTTATTAAATAAATTAGTATATGTTGTACCAGTTAAAAGTGCACTATTAGATGTATCAGGAGCACTTGAACCTGCTACTTTAGGATTATACACACGAACACCAAGAGTTGGGCTGTATGGACCTAAAAAGACTGCCATTGTATGATTGTTATCATTTCCATCTATGGAGAATATATGCTTGTAATGCCCTGACTTGTATGTGTAGTTTTCAATATATACCCATGTTGTCATTGAAAACTCGCCACCTCCAACAAGATATGTTTGATTATTTGATGTTACAACTTTTGAACTGGGTACTTGTGCCGCATTTGTTTGAGTTGAAGTCAATGTTGTTCCACCAGTTGTTGTAGTAGTTGTAGCCGTTCCTGGACAAGCTGCTGCGGCTCCACTGGTTCCACCTGCTCCTGTCGATGATGGCGCACAATATGTTGTAGCGCTTGTAACGCTTGATATAATTGAATAATTATCTAGACCTTGAGATGTAAATAAGAAACTATAAATTAGCCATAAAACATACAGAGCCACAATTAGAAGTACAGCGCGGACAACTAGCCCAACAACTCCTGTAGTCATTGTTGTACGAATTTGATCCATGGGATTCTCTCTCTGTGTTATAGGGCGATTAATTGTTTATTTCTATTCATACCATGGTGGTACTGAATTTAACTTTTATTTTGTTTTATACTTCTGGGTTTAGCATTATGCAAATGGCGTTATCCATGCATTAACCGACGCAGTATCCTGTTGTGGAGTAAAACAGAATATGCCATTTGGACATCCACCAAAGGCACTGAATATATCAGTTATTCTTCCTTTCGGGAGAAGTGGCTTATTTCTTGAATCAGCAAATGTTCGGAGACGTTCTTCAACATCTGCCTTTGTACTCTCTCTTGCAGATACAAGAGGAAACGCAAAATAACCACTGCTATTTGAATCTCCAATTGTCCAGTAATTGGATTCAATAACAGGAAAGTTAATTGTACGGAAACTCGCTACAATCTCATTATTATAGAAAAGAGTGTATCTTCTTCCAACACGAGATATAGTTATGTAAATCCATTTTTGTTTCGGCAATGGAGGGACAGTCCAGTTTTCAACTTGTTTCCTTGCGCCATTATTCGTCATTATTTCTATCTCTGCAGTATCAATGCCTGATGCACTTCCTGGAAATTGTTTAAATGCAAAATTCGAACCAATCTGAAAAATTGTAATCGACATTAGTTTAATATTTCGTTGAGCAGTTATACCCGTTTGTACTCCTTGTATTTCATTCGTATGTATTTTTCCTGTTTGTGTTGGATCTAAATATACGGATGTTCGCTGTGTTGGCTCCATAAATACAAATATTGATATTGAACCCGCAGAACCCTTCATGAAATTATTTGTAATATCATTCGGAGTACCTACTTCCAAGGAATTGTTATCTAACTTCCCATCAATTGGATTTAAACTTTTATATTTTTGCGGCCCTAGATACGAATATATCGCCATTGCAATAAGTGTAAGGATTACAAATACTATTGATCCGAAAAGTACCCAATACACGAGTAACATCGTTCCTACCGTGGAGTTCTTAATTTAAGAACTCCTAAGTGCTACTACCAAGTAATAAAGTACTCCACGGTAAACATTAGAAATGGGCATTTTATCCCCATTTTTAAGGTGTTAGTGGTCGTATCTAAGTATTACACTTATCTGAAGTAGTTTGCCCAATTATCTCAAATGGACTTCCAGCTCCATACGTCTTTATCTCGCCAGGCCCCAAAATACGGTTCCAAACACGCAAATTCTGCACACGCCCAAATGGCATTGGATCCTTTGCTGGCAGAGGATACCATTTTGGTGGCCGAATATCACCCTTTATATCGTTCATCGTACCAATATATTTTAATGTCTTTACAAGACTTCCATTCATATAAACTTCCATCAACCTTGGCATAACAACAATACCTATTCTTAAAGATGTCTGGACTGGAATATTTAGAAGTCCAACATTCTCATAACTGCCCCCATTAGTTGTATCTGAAGTAAAAACTGATACATATAAGTCAGTAGTCTTAGAATCAACATACATTACAATATTGCAAGGATCTGGAAAAAGACTGCCAATTGTCCCGCTATCCGAAAGATAATTAGTCGTATCTCTTATAGCATCAGAATGCGCTGGACCACGAACTAAAAATACTCTCGGTTGATTCAAATATGATTGAGGATTATCAATCTGAATATCAAGTAAAATTGTATATGATCTCGATGAATTTCCTATAACTGAACTATTTTGGGGTATTGTTGAAACATCAGGCTGAGTTTGCCAGAAGATTGTAACATCATTCATACCGGGAAGTGTAGTTGTAATAAGCCAACTGGGAAATATAGGATATATAAAAATATTGACAAAAACAAGAATCACAAGCACAACAAATACTGACATAAGAGTTATAATTACATTTCTAGCAATACTATTTGATTTAACAACCTCTACAATTGACGATGATTGGCTGTATGAAGGCAGTGAAAAACTCATTGATGGCAAAGAGAATGATTGCTTTTCTTGCTTTCCTTGCTTTACAATCGCATTCAGTTGTTTTTGAAAATCAATACTCATCTGTCGTTGTCTTTCCTGTTTGACTTATTCTTTTTTCTTTCTTGTCTTTCTTGCCAGATCCCCTTTAACAGGATCAAATCCAATACGGGAATAATATTGTTTTGTTTCACTTTTCTTGCAATTTAACAATTTTTCACGTAAATAGCAAACAAAACTTATACGTGTATATAATTTATCTTGTCCAAGAGTTCCCGTTGTCTTATCATTTTTATAAATAAGAGGCATCTTTTTATTATACTCCCTTTGTTCAGGAGTTTCATACATTCCAGTATTACAATGCCATTCATGCACATCCATGGCTAAAAAATCGCCCGTACGAATATTAAATCCAATACCAAATCTGGGAAAAAGAGTATATCCTCCTGAATATTTGCCATATTCAAGAACCGAAAGATTTCCAAATCCCTCACGAAAATCCCCATCATCCTGATGAAGAGCAGTCCGAAAGTTGCGATTAACTGTCACACTACTAAAAGCAGTATCATCAATTTGATAGAATCCGTTCGCCTTTGCTCTCTTTAACTGTTTTGCATGTGCTTCAGGTGCAAGCTTCTTAAAACAAGAATCAATTGCCTTTAGAAATGGAATACCCGCCTTATACTGATCAAAGTATTTCTGTGTATAGGATGTAAGTCTACAAGGAAGTCCCATAAAGGGTGTTGCATCAAAATAACCCAATACACTACTGAATACATTATTATTTACACGCATCTTGCTAACCTTTCCATCATGCACATATCGTGTAGACCATCCTTGTACTTCCACAGGCTTGCGCTTCATCCAATATCCACTCTTCAATTGAATTGGTCCTGCAGCTGCTCCGCGATTTCGACTTGGTGCGGCAGTCTTATAAAATGCGGCCCACGCCTCCTCCAATAATTCATGGGGGAATACATTTTTGCGAAATCTTGCAAGCAATTTCTTATTACCAGAATCGTCTTCAGTATATACATCAATATCTTCATTATAAATATCTTTTACTTCTTTCTCATCAAAATAGCTTCCTTCACGGGCCTTGATTTCATCATTGGTTTTAATAGCCTTTACTGTAATAACTTTCACTCCTGATATACGAACTTCATTTGCAGATTCTTTAGGAATTTGAACAAAGGGCATCATTTGGACTGGATCGCGGGTTTCATTTGAACCCTTCGGTTTTATTTTTCTTGTTTTTTGGACCATTCCTATACTATATATTTTTTATAAAGTAAATAGCCTCCCACCATAGCCCCCCCAATTAAAGATGTCGCCATTACACCTTTTAAGAAACTTTTCATATTTACTGCTTCTTCATCTTTTGGCGTCCAAATTGGACTTCTTCCAAGTTGTCCCAAGGTATCCAACCATTGTAATGATTCAAGCGCAGTAACTTCTGGCTTTCCAAGATCCTTATTTACCAAATTATGTATTTTCACGGTCCACTCAAATAATGTCTCGCGGCTGTCTAAAAATGGTGAGATTGGATTTTCTTTTAGATACGCTTCATAATGTTGCCGACACACTGGACACGGAATCAAAAATACTAAACTCTCGTAAAATTCTTTGGCTGCCTTTTTTTCAGAATAACTCGGTTGCAAAGGATATCCAATCGCAACAATATGAATTGTATGCCAGAAAAATGGCCCCCAACTACTTGGCGGTAAACGTAGACCGGGCATCACTCTAAAACACTTATTATAAAACAATTTATTTATTGACGCGCCATTGAACTGGGTCTAAGGAGAAAAGCCTATATAATCATAATGCATGTAGCACGACAAAATTATTCCCCCTGTACAAACTGCGGTGAGCCTGGACACCAACAACGATACTGTGTGGCACCAGTCAGTTCCTATGGCCTCATTCTTTTTAGAATAAAAGATCGTGAATGGAATCCTCTGCAAAAACTAGCATTAACTGAAACATCAAATCTTGTTATACCGATGTCACAGGTTGAATTTTGCCTCGTACAAAGAAAAGATAGTATAGGCCTAATTGAACTTATCCGTGGAAAATATAAATTAACTGATATCGAATATATTCGTGATCAAATTGCTGGAATGACCGAAAAGGAACGTTCAATGGTCCGCACCCTGCCATTCGATAAATTATGGACACACGTCTGGGGCGCAGAAAATCGCCTCTATAGAAATGATTTTGAAGTTAGTAAAGAGAAATTTGAACAACTAAAAGAAGGTATTGCAGATTCTACAACACAAAAAACAGTTACACTTAATGATCTCTTTGATGAAATACCAGTACTCTGGAATACGCCCGAATGGGGATTTCCTAAAGGACGCCGCAATCGTTATGAAACAGATCAACGTTGTGCAATTCGTGAATGTTGTGAAGAAACTGGTCTCCTAGAGACACAATTTCATATACTACAAAACCTACAACCAATACGTGAAACATTCTTCGGCAATAATAATATTTATTATACACACATCTATTACTTGGCTTGGTGTCCATTTGAAACATCAGTTAGTTTGAAATCGACAAATGACTTGATGGCCCGTGAAATTGGGGATATTGGCTGGTTTGGCCTCGAAGACGCACTGGCAAAGATTCGTTCTACAAATTTGGAAAAACGCGAGATATTATTGCAAGCAAGTCGTATCTTAAAAAACACATGCCCAATCATTCTTAATAACTCTATGATAAATGCGAACGCAACAGATATTGAACATGTAAATACTATAGTAGGACAGGATGAACGATCCAAATACAGTTTCATTGACGAATCCGAATCTGTTTAGAAATCCTGAAGCAGTAAAAGAATTATTTCGTCAAAGAGATCAAATTGTAACATCAATTACCCAAGAGGCTATAAATGCATCCGATGAAATTGCCAATACTGTTGGTCTCTATCCTGATATATCAATGCCAAACTTTATTGAACGTCTTCTTCAGCGAACTGAATTCGCCGAGACCCAGAGTAAATCATTTGAACAAGGAAATCCCTGTGAATCTGGCATTGATTTCGAAGTTACTCCTGTGCAAAAATTTGTTAGTAATTTTATACATCCAAACACACCATACAATGGAATGTTGCTTTATCATGGTGTTGGCGTTGGTAAAACATGTGCGGCCATTCTTAGCGCAGAGGCACATTTAGAATCGCATCCTTACAAAAAAGTAATTATTATTGCTCCGCCGAATATTCAACCAGGATTTTATCGAACTATCTTTGATCCTTCTCGTCTTGTAATAGGTAATGGCGATGAACCTAATACAATTACTGGATGCGTAGGGGATCTTTATTTGCATCTTACGAATAATTTGTACACGCGTGATGCTGTTAAAGTACAACGAAATATCACACGATTAATTAACAAAAGATATTCATTTTATGGGTATATTGAGTTTGCGAATTATATACGTGATAAAATCATAAATAAAATTTCCAAGACTGGTGATCCCAAAAAAGATACCGAAAGAGAACATTCGGCAATTCGTCGTGAATTCAACTACCGTCTATTTATTATTGACGAGGCACATAATTTGCGTGACACGGTTTCTGAAACAACAGATGATATCGATACATCTAAGCCAGATATTGAAACTGCAAAGAATGGTAAAATACTAACACCACAACTTGAAAGAGTTCTTCGCAATAGTGAAGGAATGAAACTTATTCTTATGACTGCAACGCCGATGTTTAATAGTGTCCGTGAAATATTCTTTTTATTCAAATTACTCTTATTAAATGATAAGAGAGACCCTCTTCGTGAAGATCAGGTTCTTGATAAAAATGGAGATATTATTCCCACTGGAGAATCTACGCCAGGAGGAAGAGAGATACTTGGAAAGTACGCGAATCAATATGTTAGCTTCATGCGTGGAGAAAACCCTAATAGTTTTCCTCTTCGTCTAAAACCGTTTGGATTGCCAACACTTACTCTGGAGAATTATCCTAAATATGAATTGGCAGGAGGTGCAAAAATAAAACCAGTTCCTCGTGAAGAAATTCAAGGAATTGTAAATCTGCCGTTTGTCACAAGTCCCCTAAAAGGAACATCAGAAACTGTTCTTAAGAGTCTTCTTGTATCTAGAACCGATGCTGGAATTGGTTATACAGTTCTCGATGGACTTCTTCAAGCAGGGAATGTTGTCTTTCCAGGATTCTCCAATCCAGAACAATCTGTAGGAAACGCAGGATTTGATTCAACATTCCAAAAAGTAGGAGTACGCGTCAAAACAATTTCTGGAGATGCTTCATGGCTAAAAGAAGATAGACTCGCAGAATTTAGTCCTAAAGGTGCAACCATCCTTAATTTAATACGGAACTCTGAAGGCGTTGCCTTCGTTTACAGTCGATTTGTTCTAACAGGTGCATACTTTCTTGCTCTCGCCCTAGAAGCAAATGGATACACACAGTATGGAACTGATACAACCTTTTTGAGTGAAGGTATCCAAGATAATCTTGGAAGACAATGTGCAATGTGCCCCAACAGAGAAAAAGGACATCCTGGTGATCACTCCTTTATTCCAGCAAAATACGTAATTTTAACAGGAGATTCTTCTATAAGTCCAAATAATGAGATATCTATAAATGCAGAAAGATTGGATGCAAATTATAATGGAAGTGTGGTAAAAGTTGTTCTTGGATCTCAAATTGCGGCCGAGGGTCTAGACTTGAAATTTGTTCGTTCTGTTCACATTTTAGATGCATGGTTTCACTTGAATAAGACTGAACAGATTATTGGTCGCGGCATACGTTTCTGTAGCCATAGTCTAATTCCTGAGAAAGAAAAGCGAAATACAACTATTTTTATTCACGTGGTCAGTGCTGGCCAAAAGGAAACTGCAGATTTATACGCATATCGTCTTGCATATAAGAAAGCACTGCGAGTTGGAAAGGTAAGTCGTGTTCTTAAAGAGTTTGCTATCGATTGCAATTTGCGAAAAGATGCGACCGTTATATCTATAGATACTACAGTGCCAGTAGTTGATAGTCAACGAAGTGTGGGTAGACCTGATGAACCCTTGCGTGATATGCCATATAGTCCCATCTGCGATTGGTTGCCAGAATGCAGTTATACATGTACACCGATTTTTAATATAGAAAATATTGTGGAAACAGATGATAGCACCTATAGCCAATTTACGGCCAGATTCCGTGAGAGTATTTTAAAACGCGAAATAATGTCGATTTTTGCAGTACAGCCTTCTTATAAGGTAAATGAATTTGAAGAACTCTTAATTCAAAGAACTGGTGCCCCACTTCCTGCAATTCTTATGATTCTTGGTGAAATAGTTGGAAATAAATCATTCTCCTTAAAAAATGGCAACCTCAAAGGATATCTTGAGAAACGCAATGGATTTTATGTATTTCAACCACACGCCTATAAGTATACAAATATTCCTTCTGCCATTCGTATTGCAGATTTTCCCATAAAGCGTGATAGTTTTACTCCTGAGCTAATGGATATACAAGAAGAAATAAAACCTGAGGAAGAGGCGATTGAGGCGGAACAACAAATAGGTGCGCCAATATCGAGAGTAAAGACGATTCGTGCACCATGGAAAACTTTTGTAAAATGGGTTGATGATGTTGCAAATAAGAAGATTAATGCAATTGATGGGGCGTTTGAGAGTGAAATGGAACGGTATTCTGAGGGAGTTGCTAAGAAAAAGAAGATTCTTTTTGATAAATGTTCGATGATTCTTTATTTTTTTACCTTTAATATAAAAGAAAAAGAGGCCGCAAAACAAATATGCTTGGAGTTTTTATGGGATAATTTTCTTTCTTTGAATGAACAAATAGCTACACTTGATGAAAGATCCGAGTTAATGTTGAAAGTTGGCAAGGAAAATTATCTCGAGAGTGGAAGTATTAAGGCATACAGATTCTTAAATTATAATACAGGTTTATTGGATTTTATTTGTGATGATAAAAAACCATGTTCACGTGCAATTTCAGATGCCTTTCTAACAGATCCTGATGATCTTCTAAGAAAATCAAAGGCTGATACGGCGACTGCAGGAAAGCCCTATGGATTTATGTCTGCGAAACGTGGTAAACTTGTTTTTAAGACACAAGATCCCCATGGTGTAGGAAAAGAACCAGATCGAGGACAAGAATGTGGCAATGTAACTTCTACTAAGGATAAGATTGAAAAATTAGTTGCCCTAGGGAAGGCTTACGGTGAAGAATGTCCATTTGAGCTTCAAGCAGGGAAATTAGCAAGTGTAAAGGAACTAACAAATGCTACTAAAATATGTGTTTTCTTAGAACTTGTTCTACGATATATGAATCAATTGAAAATTAATTCGAAGGTTTGGTTCTTCCGTCCGATTGCGAGCTATTATTCAAATCATAAATTCTTACAATCTTCAAAAGTAAAAAGCCAGATAAAGGTGGTTGCTAAGAAATCTGCTGCGCCTTCTACTCCTGCACCTGCACCTATCCCTGCTAAAAAGTCTGTAAAACTAGTTCTACCTTCTACTCCTGCCCCTGCTAAAAAGTCTGTAAAACTAGTTCTACCTTCTACCCCTGCTCCTGCTCCTGCTACCCCTGCTAAAAAGTCTGTAAAACTAGTTCTACCATCTACTCCTCTTGAGTCTGCTACGCTTGAGTCTGCTGCGCTTGA